AGTTAATGCAACAGTTTCCTACCGGATACCATGGATAAAGACGTCTCACTTGGCATAAGCGCTGAAGATGCCGGGCTTAATGCTGCCATGGCCGCTGCGGCCAATGCAGTTAAGACTGGCGTGGCGCAAATGAACAACAACCTCGATTCCATGGGGTCAACCCTTGACCGTGTAAAGGGCATGTTCTCAGCCTTTACCGTAGCGCTTGCTGGCGGTACTGCCTTCAAGGTAGCGGTAGAAGAAGCGGTAAACCTCACCAAAGAATCAACGGCGATGGGAAAGGCGCTCGGCATCTCCGCAACCGAGGCCTCAGTCCTGAAGCTTGCATTGGATGACGTGCACCTGTCCGGCGAGCAGTTCCAGGATTCGAACGACAAACTTGCCAAGCAGCTCGTCAAGAACGAAACCGCTTTCAAGAATCTCGGCGTCGCAACTCGCGATAGCAATGGCGAGTTTCGTAACTCTGTTGACATCCAGATGGACGTCAACAAGCGCCTGCTCGAATTCAAGGAAGGCACTGACCGCAACGTCGAGGGTATCAAGATATACGGCAAAGGTTGGGCTGAAGCACGCGAAACCTTGAGGCTCACCAGCGCAACCATGGCAGCGGCGCAGATAAAAGCCGAGGCCCTGGGGCTTTCAGTTGGCCAGGAGAACGTTGAGGCCACCAAGCGCTACCGGGCGGCCATGAATGACGTTCACGACGTCATATCCGCAGTCATGAAAGCTGTCGGCGACGCGTTATTGCCAATGCTCTCTCAGATAGGGGAATGGTTTTCGAATATTGGTCCCGCTGCCGTCGCCCTCACCCGCCAGGCGATGGAGATTTTTTCTGAAGTCATTTCTTCCGTCGGCGCCGCAGTACAGCAACTCTGGAATATTGCCAGTACCGTATTCAACGCCATCGGGACGCTCGTTCAGGCTGTATTCGGTGGCGAAGGCATAAGCGTCATGCAGTTTTTCTCGGGTGTTTTGAAAGCGGTGCAGGTCGCGGTCATTGCCCTGCGCGTGGGGTTCGAGACTTCGATCGAGGTTATCCGGCTATCCCTGGACATACTCATGTCCTGGCTGATTCGCTTCGCCAACGTCGCTGAGCGGGCCCTGCATCTGGACTTTGCCGGGGCTAAGGCGGCGTGGACTCAAGGCACTGCGGACATAGAGGCGATCCTCGCAGCATCCACTGCGCGCATGGTGGCGATCTCCGAGAAAGGCCGCGCCGATATTGACGCCGCCATCATGGGGGATGGAAAGCGGACCTTCACACCTGTTGAGCGCAAAGGCGGGGGCCTCGGTTCCGCAGGCTCTGACAGCAAGGGCGCGGGCAAAGACACATCGCGTGTCAACATCTGGGAAGCTGCCTTGCAGGATGAAAAGGTCTATTACCAGAAGAGCAACGACCTTAAAGAATTCAGCAAACAGCAAGAAAAACAATACTGGCTCGACATCCTGGCCACTAACAATGCCAGCCAGCAGGAAAAGCTCGCGATCAATCGCAAGATAGCGGTGCTCGAGCTGGACATAATGAAAAAGTCCAATCAAGACCGCACGGCGTTAAGCGCCGAGGCCATTAACGCCTATGAAAAGGCGGCTCTTGACGGCGTAAATCAGAATGAGCTGGTTGCCAAGCAGGAAGTTGAACTCGGCCGCATGAGCAAGCAGCAGCTGCTCGCGGTGCAGCAGGATTACGAAAACCAGCGCTACGACATCATGGTGACGGCTCAGCAGTCGCGCATCACGGCCATGCAGGGCGACCCGAACATGGACCCGGTCGCGCTCCAGAAGCTCATGGACCAGATGGGCGAGATTCACCGCAAGCACTCGGTCGATGTCGAGAAAATCCAGTACGACATGCAGCTCAACGTCAAGCAGCAATGGACGAACATGATGTTCCCGATCAAGGATGCATTCGACCGGACTATCAATGGGATGATACAGGGCACGTTGACCTGGCGAAGAGCCCTATTGAACATTGGAGACAACGTTGTAGCGTCGTTCGCAAAAATGGGCTTCGATATGGCAACCGCATGGGCGGCAGCCGAGTTGAGGAAAACCGCAGCAACGCAAACCAATACAACAATCAGGGCCTTCCTGGAAAAGATGGGGCTAATCGAAACATCGGCCGCCCAGGCGACTGCCGCCGGCACATCGATTGCAACCGCGAAAATTGAAGCGGCCGCAGTAATACCTGCCGAAGCTGCGATCGCGGCGGGGGGTGCCGCTGCTGCTGTTGCACCGATCCCCGTTGTCGGGCCTGCCCTCGCGGCTGCGGCTTTCGCCGAAACCATGGCGATGGTACTTAGTGGCTTGGCCGTAGCATCTGCCGAGGGAGGCTATGACATTCCGGCCGGGATTAACCCGGTTACTCAGCTGCACGAAAAAGAAATGGTGCTACCGGCAGAACATGCGGAATCAATTCGTAATATGACCGGGACTGGCGGAACAGTACATATCCATACATCAGGCGGCGATTTCATCCATAAGCGCGACCTTGCCAAGTTGTTGAAGCAGATGGGCCGTAACTTTGCCTTTAAGCCGCAATGAGCAACAGCGTTTTCCCAACACTTCCAGGGCTATCCTGGAATACCGGTAAACACCCGATATTCAAGACGAATATTCAGGAATCCGTTTCTGGCCGGGAGTTGCGTTCCGCGTTTCAGGCATACCCGCTGTGGCACTTCACTCTTTCGTATGAGTTCCTGCGCGGAGATTCCAACGACGATCTCAAAAAGCTGCTGGCCTTCTTCCTTATGATGAGGGGTTCTTGGGATTCTTTTCTGTATACCGATCCGGATTTCAATTCAGTCACTGATTACCAGTTCGGAGCCGGGGATGGCGTCACGACGCAGTTCCAGCTCACTCGTCTAATCGGCAGCGGAAGCTATTCGTTTGTTGAGCCTATCCAGAATGTCAACGCCATCACGAATATTAAAAAGGCGGGGGTCGCGCAATCCAGGCCCGCTGACTACAGCCTCAACAGCACAGGCCTTGTGACGTTTGCCACAGCGCCGGCAGCCTCCGCCGCGCTTACCTGGACCGGAACCTATTACTACCGCTGCCGTTTCCTAGCGGACGAAGGAGGCTTTGATCAATTTATGAAACAGCTCTGGGAACTCAAAAAGTGCGAGTTTAGGGGCGCGCCTGGAAACAAGGTATGAAGACCGCATCCGCAGCCATGATCAGCCTACTTGCCAGCAATCAGCAGCTGCTGATGGCCGATCTCTACACCTTTACTCTGGCCGGCGGATTTGTCGCGCGCTATACGGGGGCCGACACTGATCTAACGGTTGGCGGAAACTTGTTCAGCGGATCCGGGCCGCTCATCAGCCGCAGCAAGATCCTCAGCAAAGCGGGTTTGGAAGTGCAAACCATGGATATGACCGTCGGCGCCGACAGCTCGATGTTGTTGAACGGAAAACCATGGTTGCAGGCTGCCCGCAGTGGTGATCTTGATGGATGCCGGGTGCTGGTAGAGCGTTCGTTCATGGCAACCTGGGGCGACACAACTTCAGGAAAACTGTGGGCTTTCTCGGGGAACGTCTCTGACGTTGAGGTAACGCGCGCTGAGATTCAGATCAAAGTCAGGTCCGATCTGGAAAAACTCAACCTGCAATGGCCGCGCAATATGTATCAGCCAGGGTGTCTGCATACTCTGTACGACTCTGGCTGCACGTTAAGTAAAGCCAGTTTCGGCACGGCGTCGAGTGTTGCGGCGGGATCGGGTGTTATTCAGATCAATTGTGGGCTTGCCCAATCCGCTGGATATTTTTCATTAGGCACGATAACTTTTACGAGTGGCGTCAACAGCGGCATCACGCGCACTATCAAGCAATACACCCCAGGGGTAATCACTCTGGCTTTGCCGCTCACCCAGCCGTGCGGGCTTGGGGATACGTTCACGGCATACGCCGGGTGCGATAAGCAACAATCGACCTGCTCCGGCAAGTTCTCGAATCTGGCCAACTTCCGGGGCTATCCGTACATTCCGGTACCCGAGACAGTGTTATGAGCGATCAGCGCACCATCATCGTCGAGCAGGCTATGACCTGGTTAAAAACCCCTTGGCATCATCAGGCCCGGGTCAAGGGCGCAGGGGTGGACTGCGCATATTTCCTTGTCGAGGTGTTTGCGGATACCGGCCTTATCGAGCGTTTTGACCTAGGCGAATATCCGCCAGATTGGCACATGCATCGAGATGAGCCACGTTTCCTCAACGCGCTGAAAAATTATGCCGATCTGACGGACGCTGATCCGCTACCGGGCGATATTGCTATGTTCCGCTTTGGGCGCACGGCAGCGCATGGGTCAATCGTGATCGAGTGGCCGCTCATTATCCATGCGTACAAGGATGAGCGTATGGTGGTCATTTCGGATGCGTCGCGCGGGCCGCTTGCCGATCGTTTGGCCGGGATTTATCGGTTGAGGGCATTGGCATGAGCGGGCTTTTTGGTGGCCCCAAGCAACCGAACAATGTTGCACCCATCATCGCATCGGTCAGATTGCAGACGTCTGCATATGGACGTGTCATACCTGTTGTATTCGGCCGCGCGCGTCTTTCCGGCAATTTGCTTTGGTACGGAGACTTTACGCCAATCGCGCATACCACGAGCCAATCATCCGGGGGCAAGGGCGGAGGCGGAGCGAAGGGGTCGAGTACCGAGTATACCTATCAGGCAGCGGTAATCATTGGGATATGCGAGGGGCCAATAGCGGCGATACAGAACATTTGGCAGGGCAAGGAAATCCACACCGCCTCCGATTTAAATTTGACGCTGTACAACGGCTCCTATTCTCAATCGGCGCCGCCCTATATGAGCACGAACCATGCCGCCGAGGCGCTGGGGTATCGCGGGACCGCGTACATGTTTTCGCCGGTCTATCAGCTGGATGATCAGGCAGCATTGCCAAACCATAGCTTTGAGGTGGATGTGCTGCTCCCATTTGGTGGCGCCATCGTCGATTCCAATCCCGCGGATGTCCTCAATCGGGTTTTAACTGATGTCAATTTCGGCATGGGATTCAGTGCGTCCGTAATGGGCGACCTGACTCAGTATTCCAATTTTTGCGTAGCCAATGGAATTTTCATCTCTCCGGCATATACACAGCAGGAATCGGCGCATGATGTCATCGCCCGGCTGCTGCAGATCGGCAACTCGAATGCCATCTGGTCAGAAGATAAATTCAAAGTGGTACCCTACGGCGACACAAGCGCTACGGGTAACGGCGCCACCTTCACGCCGGATTTGACGCCGCAATACGACCTCACGGACGATGATTTTCTGGACGATGTTGATCCGGTAAAGGTGACGCGCACTACTCAGGCAGACGCATTCAACCAGGCAAGTGTCAAGTTTTTCCACCGCGCAAATCAGTATGCGGAGGAACCCGCCGAATTCAAGGATCAGGCAAATATCGAGATGTACGGGCTACGGCCAGGGAACCCCATCACCCTGGATGAGATCGCGGATCCAGCGGTCGCCAGAACTGTGGTGCAACTGATCGGCCAGCGCGACCTCTACCAGCGCAACACGTACGAATTCCGCGTCGGCTGGAAGTATGCTCGGCTCGAGCCGATGGACATTGTCACACTGACAGATACTGCCCTGGGGCTGAACCTCACCCCGGTAAGAATTACCGAAATCGAGGAGGATGAGGATGGCGGATTGGCCATCAAGGCCGAAGAGATTTTATCCGGCGTGCGCTCGAGCGCGGTTTACTCAAGCCAGGCGGTGGGCGGATACAGTGCCGATTACAATGTATCCCCTGGCGACGCAAATGCTCCGGTTATTTTCGAGCCCCCAACTTCGCTGTCGGTCACTCCGCAGATCTGGATAGCTACCTCTGGCGGCGCCAATTGGGGCGGATGTGAAGTGTGGGTCTCAAGGGACAATGCCACTTATTCAAACATTGGGGTAATCTCAGGGCCCGCGCGCCATGGCACCGGTGCACTGGCCAATGGCTCCGATCCCGATGTCACAAATACGCTTGCAGTTGATGTATCCGTATCCAGTGCTGTATTAACGGGCGGAACATTGGCGGATCGGGATCAACTCAATACCCTGTGCCTCATCGGCAATGAATTGGTCTCATTCCAAACTGCCACCCTGACCTCACCTTATCACTACAACTTGACCAGCTTGCGGCGCGGTGTGCATGGGTCGAGCGAGGCTGCCTGGACAGCCGGGACGCGTTTTGCAAGGCTCGATCAGGCCGTATTCAGGTATGATTATGACCCGGCAATGATCGGCACCACGATCTATATCAAGCTGCGGTCAGTAAATATTTATGGACTGGCTGAACAGGATTTGTCCACGCTCGCCGCCACGTCATATTCCGTAATCGGCTCCTACCTGGGGACTATTTCCGGGTTCACGTTAGAGCAGGCGTTCACCGGGACCGGGGTCAAAGTAAAGTGGAATGCATACCCCGGCGCGACCTCATACAAAATTGAGGTATGGAAAACCGGCGTACTGATGCGCACAGCAAGCGGGATAGGCTCAACGAGCTACCAGTATACTTTCGAGGATATGACAGCCGACGGCGGCCCGTGGCGCTCGGTTGATCTGAAGCTATACGCGGTGTCGGGG